CAGGAAGCCCAAAGAAAGATCAATGCCATCATGAGTGACCATAACCATGCGTACTTTAATAAAGATTCTGCGGCACATAAGGACGCTGTACAGGAGATGGAAGTGCTTCATATGGCCGTTGCAGCGGGGCGCAGATAAGGTTACAATTAAGTCAGTTTAATTTTAGGCACGTCAGGTAATTCCATTTGGAATCTGATCGAAACAATAACAATAGCGTTTCGGTGAGAATCCCAATGAGACATTTGGGGCCATTCCGATAGAACGAAACGTCAATAAGGGATGATAAAATGTCATTTCAAATTGATGACTGGCGGGTCCAGCAGTATACAAACAACGTATACACACTCAGCCAGCAAAAGGGATCTCGCCTCAAAGCTGCTGTACGCAGTGAATCGGTCCGAGGCAAGAACGCATTTATTGACCGCATCGGTGCAGTTGCCGCTCAACTGCGTGTTTCACGCCACTCTGATAGTCCTCAGATTGATACGCCTCACTCAAGACGTATGCTCAGTCTGTCTGACTACGAATGGGGTGATTTGGTCGATCAGCAAGATAAAGTCCGCCTGATCAATGACCCGACCAACGAATATTCCATGTCCGCAATGTGGGCAATGGGACGTTCGATGGACGATGTTATTATCAACGCGGCTCTTGGAACCGCTTACTCCGGTGAAGCTGGTGGTACTGCTGTAACATTCCCGAACGCACAGCGTTTGGTTTCTGTTTCTGCTGGTGCTCAAGCAAACCTCAACGTCCAGGCATTAAGACGCGCAAAACGCGAGCTTGATTCTGCGGACGTGGACCCAAGCATTCCACGATTTATCGCAATCAACTCAAGCGCACTTGAAAGCCTTTTAAGCGCGACTGAGGTAACATCGGCAGACTACAATAGCGTAAAAGCACTTGTTCAGGGCGAAATTGATACCTTCTTAGGCTTCAAATTCCTCCGACTTGAGCGTTTACCTGTGTCGCTTGCTGTTGGTTCGTCTTTCGATACGTCGACCGGTGCTGTTGGTTCTGGTGGTGGTAGTGTTGCCGCTGGTTCAAGAGCAATGATCGCATGGGCACAAGACGGTCTTGCATTGGGGATCGGAATGGACCCAGTTGGTCGAATTCAAGAACGTGCAGACAAGTCGTTTGCGACTTACGTTTACATGATGATGTCTCTCGGCGCAGTGCGCGTTGAAGAAGACAAAGTCGTGGAAATTATCTGCGCACAATAAGGAGAATGACGAATGGCAACATTATATGGATCAAATGCAACTCGTCGTTTAGTCAATAACCCACCCGATAAGGTCGATGCTGGTGTGCAACACGGTCGTGTACGCGTGTCTTACGACACATACACCGCTGCTGGAGCACTCAGTAACGGCGACGTTATCAGAATGGGTTACCTTCCGAAGGGTGCTAGGGTTGTTGGTTACTGGTTAAAATCCAATGACCTGGGAACCACTGGTACTTGTAAGGTTGGGTATGAAGCATCTGCTGACGCTGCTGAAGCCGCTGATGATGATGCTTTTTTTGCTTCGGTTGACCTCAACGCCGCAGCGATCACGCTTGACCAAGGCGACCAAGAAAATATGCCAGGATTGGGTAAAGAGTTCTCTGGTGAATGCCAGATTTCTATTACACTCACTGCCGCAACAACTGCTGCTGGAACGATTTCGTTCTGCTGCATGTACACGGTTGACTAATGGCAACTACAGCGGTTGAGATTTGTAACTCTGCACTGACTAAAATTGGAGCTGAGCGAATCACATCGCTGGAGGACGATTCTCCAAGGGCTGTGCTCTGTAACGAGCGTTACGCTTTATTGCGTGACCAAGTTCTCAGGGCACACCCTTGGAACTTTGCAATCAAAAGAGCGGCTCTGCCGCAGTTAGCCACAACGCCAGTATTTGAGTGGGCTTATGAATACCAACTCCCAACAGATTGCCTTAAGGTTTTGAACACAGAAGAACACTCAAGGTTTAAGGTTGAGGGTAGAAAGATTCTAAGTAATGAAGGCGCTCCGTTAAACATAAGATACATTTACAAAAACGAGAATGTTGGTGATTATGACCCAGTTTTCGTTGAAGCATTGTCATGCAGAATCGCGGTTGATCTTTGTTATTCGATTACGAATAGCACGACAATGGCGGAATCAATGCTCGCGGCTTACAGGGCACAGCTTTCAGAGGCCAGAAGCATGGACGCCCAAGAGGGTTCTCCAGAAGACTGGATTGTGGATGAATGGTTAAATGCGCACAGGTAATAAATGGCAAAATTTAGTTATGCTCAAAACTCATTCATTGCTGGGGAAATAAGCGAGAAAGCACAAGCCAGAACGGATCTTGAGCTTTACAAGTCTGCATGTAAAAAAGCGGAAAACTTCATAATTTATCACACAGGCTCGGCTGGTCTTAGGCCTGGTTTCGAGTATGCGGCGGAAACTGATGGAAGCGGATCAGAAGATGCTGCGCTAATACCGTTTGTTGTTTCAGACACAGAAGTTTATGTGCTTGAGCTTACGGACCAAAAGATCAGAGTTTTTGATGTAAATACGATGTCATTTGTGCATACGATAAGCTCCACATTTTCGCACGGGAGTCTCACTGTATCAAGCGGCTACCCAGCATCCAAGATACATGAAGTAAATTATGCTCAGCGTGGTCCTGCGATTTGGCTCACACACAAAGACCACTATCCACAAATAATTTGGAAATACGGCTCAAGCTCAAGCTCGTTTGGCATTCTTTCTTATGCGAGCCCGTTTAGTCTTTTAAATATAAATGGATCTACATTCACAATAGATTACAGAGCGGTGCCAAGACAGGATGTTAACGTAAACGCATCTGCTGCTTATCAAATAACTCCGAGCGCACTATCTGGTAGTATCACACTAACTCCAGGCGCGGCAGATTTCTTTGTGGCCGGATATATCGGCGGAATTATTAGGCTGCAAAACCCAGCAAACCCAGCACAATATCTGCACTGTTTTGTAACGGCTTTTAATGTGGGATCTCCAAACACATTAACGGCAACGGTTTTATCTAGCTCTACATGGACTGCGACTGCCGCAGCAACGACTTCGTATGAGCTTCCTGCGTTCGGCTTAACCGAGTTCAGTGGTGGCGGATTCCCAAGAACGGTTACGTTTCATGAAGAGAGAACGGCATTCGGTGGGAATAACTTGTACGGGAACAGAATTTTTCTGTCTAACTCAACATTGCATTATGTATTTGAGGCTGCTGACGGGTCAACAGATGCAGACGAGGCGACAAAGGTTGTGCTGGCAGATGGTAGGCCGACGCAGATAAATGCTCTTGTGTCTGAGAGATCGCTACTTGCTGGCGGGTCGTATGGGCCACATGCTGTAGCTGGAGTTTCTGGTGATAATATTACATTTACGGCAAAAACTGTGAAATCTCAAAGCGGCCAAGGCATTGGCTATGTGCAGGGATTCCAGGCCGATTCAGCATCAATACTTGTAGATAGGTCGCTACAAAGAATTTTGGATGTTGTCTATGACTTTGACTCTGATAAATACAACGTTTCTGACCTTAATTATCTTTCTGATCATATCGCAATAAAAAACCACCAGGGTAATATTATATCTGCGACCGGATACAAGCGCCTTTGCTATCAGGAGGCAGACAACTCAAACATTATCTGGGCACTAAATAGCGCCGGAACGCTTATTAGCTTAACTTATAACAGAAAATTAAACGTTGTTGCATTTGCAACACACAAGATAGGCGGCAACTCTGATTCTGGGAATCTATACCCAGGCGAGGTTAGATCAATTTGCTCTGTGCCGTTTATCAACGCATCGTCTACAGTGGGTGGATTTGATGTTGTTTTCGCTGTGATCAAAAGACACATCAATGGATCAACAAAGTACTACATAGAGAAAATGGGTAGGCAGTTTTTCGGTACACACACATTTAATGCAAGTACGTTCATATTCGAAAACCCAGTATATTTGGACTCTTCAAAGATTGTAAACCAAGTATCAAGCACAACGGTAACTGGCTTTTCGCATCTAATTGGTGAAACAGTTGGTGTTCTTGCTCATGGTAAATATCTTGGAACATTTGTTGTTGATGGATCTGGAAATATTACGCTGCCGGTTGCGGTTAAGCGTGCCATAGTTGGCCTTCCGTATGTGGGATATCTGGAGCCAGTTAGACCGGAAGCTGGCTCTCAAATAGGATCATCGCAGGGATCTCCCAAAAGGATAGATAGGGTTGCAATCAGGTTTATTAGAACTGGACACGCTAAATATGGCAGAGATGAAACCAGGCTATATCCTGTTGGATTCCAGCAAAGCGGTGACATAGGTGATTTGTATGATCTTCCAGATATAAGCAATGTCGCATACGGTGATTTGTTCAGTGGTGACAAGGTGCTTGAGTTTCCGAATGGGTGGGACAGGGACGGCTTTGTTGTTGTTAAGGCTGACTTGCCGCTGCCATGTAATGTGGCGGCAATTTACATGCGCGGGGTAACGCACGATGGTTAGCGTTCAAAAATACAAAGATGGCGACCTTGATCAAATCGCGCCCAAGAATGTTTTCGGCGATAAAAAAGAATTCATGCCAAGTCTTAAAAAAAACATACAAAATGAAAACTGCGAAGCTTTTAGCGTCATGCTAGGCGAAAAGGTCATAGCGGTGTTGTGTGCGGCAAAGTTGCACAATGGTGTTGCTGAGGTTTTCACACTTCAAAGCGATGAGGTTCTAAAGCACCCAGTTGCGTTCCACAAGGCCGTCAGCAATGTGCTTTCTGATTACGAAAAAAAGCACAATCTACACAGAATTCAGGCTACCGTGCTAGGATCTTTCGTGCAGGGTTATAGATGGCTTAGGCTTCTTGGGTTCAAAATGGAAGCGGTGCTTCATAATTATGGGCCACAAAAACAGGAGTACCTTCTTATGGTGAGGTTGAACTAATGGCAGCGTTACCAGCAATTGGCGCAATTGGTGGCTTGGTTTCCGGTGGTTTCGGGGTTTATTCTGCCATTGAGGGTTCAAACGCAAGGGCTGACGCAGCAGCAAAACAAGCTGAGTTGATGCGCCTACAAGCGGTTGAGAACGACAGACGGCTCGCTGAGGAGCTTGCACTTGTAGATGAGCAGGAGCGGATAGTATCTGGCGAGCAGAGGGTAAGATTTTCAACATCTGGCACGGATCTAAACTCAAGGCTTGCGATACTGAATAAAACCAGAGAGCTTGCCATGCGCGAAAGAAAGCGAATTTCTTCTGCGGCACAATTTAGAAGTGAGCAAATCAGAGCCGGAGCAGACATAACCGAGGAGCTTGGAAGAAGAGAGTCCAGGGCTGGAATGTTTGAAGCGATTGGGCTTGGAATATCTACTGGTACGGGATTTATTAAAACAATAGACCCAAAGACTGGGAGTTTTTTTCAATACTAAGAGGGGAAAATGCCAACAATACCAGAATTTAAAAGAAATACCCCATCAATACCAGACGCTCCAATAGTGGCAAATGTCCCATCTGGTCTTGACTCAGACGCAATTGCTGGCACAAGGCTGGCTGTAGGTGTTTCACAGGAATTGTTCAGCATAGCGAATGACTACAAGGAGTCTTCCGATAAAGACTTTGCGTCTAAGCAATCACTTAATGACTTTGACGAATTCAACAGAGAAAAGCTTGCGATAGAAAACCAAACTGATTTCTCAAACCCAAACGAAAGCTATTCTGAGAAAATAAAAAAACTAATAAACGACAAGCTTAAAAGAGGCCAGCAAAACGCCCCGAATGAAAACGCTAGAAGACTATATGTTCAGAGGGCGTCTAACATTTTTGATAACGAGCTTGTCGGTGCGTTTTCAAAAGAAACACAAAAGCGAGTAAGCGCAATTGAGGGTAATATTCTTCTTGACTACAACAGAAGGGCGTCAAGTCTTGTTGAGATACCAAACTATGGCTCGCTTGAAACACATGTTACTGAGTTTGAGAAAACAGTTGATGATCAAAACAAGTTGCTATCAGTTGAGGCAAGAAAGGAACTGAAGCTTAAGGGCTCTGAGCAGATAGTTTCTGGCTTTTTGGATGGCCTGCTTGTCAGAGATGATGGCGCACAAATTGAGGCTTTTTTTCTTGGGCAAGCATCTAGCCAGAAAAGATCACAGATACAGAAAACTGAGTCGGTTAAAAAAACGCTAGAGCAAGCGCTTACAGATGGAAATATCACTCAGGAAATATACGAAAAAGAGATCAAAAAGGGTAATAGGACAATAACCGTAGAGCAGCCAGTTGAAGTTGGTTTTTCTGGGATGGATGTTGAGCCTGGGTCTGGGCTTGATAAATACATATCACCAGAAAAGAGACGCGACTATCTGATTAAGGCACAGAGCGCAAAACTAAGGGTTAAGTCGCATGAAAGTGCAAGACTGAGAAGGCAAGTAGAAGACAACATCCAGTTTATATCAACAAACGGGCTTAAGGGGTCTGACGCGGATGTTTTGATTCCAAGAATTAATTTAGCTGTGCAATCAAAAATAATTGATTCAGAGGTTGGTGACGAATACAAAATTGCAATTGCTTCTTCGGCTGCAAGATACGACATAGTGAAGTCGCTATCTGGCACACCCACTGTAAACATAAACCAGCAATCAATTCAAAAGGCCATAGATCAAACATTGGGCGCATCAATAGATACGGTTGTCAGGTCCGGTAGTGAGACTGATCTTGCATCAAGAAAAACATTTCAATTCAGAGTTAAGACAGAGCTTCAAAAAGACGTGGTAAAGATTGCAGATGACATCAAAAAACAAAGATCATCGGACGGTCTTGCTTATGTTATTGGAAGCAACGCAAAGTTAATGGAAGTGTCAAAACAGTCCGGATCTGGACCAGCGAAGAACTCTTCTTTTTTGAAGGAAGCGCTTAGGCTGCAAAAGCAGCTTGGTATCCCGCAGCGCGTACTCACAAACCAACAAAGAGATCAGTACATAAACCTTTTTAACTCGCTTAAGAACAATCCAGAAAAGGGTGTGGCTGCATTCAATCAGATGAGAAGCCATTATGGCGATTATTTTGATGAAGCGCTTGGCGAGATTGTTAAAAAAGAAAAAGACCTTTCACATCTTTGGCTAGCTGCGAAGGTTGGTAGTGATGCATCCAGAGAGAAGATTCTAGGCAATATCTACAACAAAGACCTTTCAGAATCATCTAGGAACAAGAACGAATCGCTTGATAAAAACCTTCCAAATGCAGTTAAAACAGCGGTTTCAGCGTATTCGTCACCGTTGACAAGGCAGATGACAAACTCAATACAGATTAAAGAGCTTCAGGAATCAATGATTGAGCCGGTTTTAAATGAGGCCAAAAGAATTCATGCACTAGACCAAAACAATAGAAATGCAAACGATATAGCCAAAGAAGCTGTAAAAAACATCCTTGGCGAGACTTTTGAACCCGTAACGTCTGGGCGATCGAGTCTGCTTGTTCCAAAGTCACAAAACGGCAAACAGATTGACCCAAGAATTGTTGGCTCATTTGTTGGATATTATTCAAAAGAAGAAAACATAAAGAAATTAAACATTGGCTGGGTGAATAACTTCAATGAAAAGCAAGAAGATAAAGGCAAGTCTGACCAGGAGAAAGACAAGCTTGCAATTGCTGCAATAACATCTGGTGCTCCAAGATGGGAGGTCGATAGGTCTGTGGGTAAAATAACCCTTGTTTACACAACACCATCTGGGCAGAAAAAAATTGTCAGAGACAGGCTTGGTAACGAAATATCCAGAACATTCTTAGATGTGATGAACGAGTCTGAGAATAACGCAGAGATACTGAGGGGTGTTAGGTAGTGGTTGACCAGGTTCCTTTAGTCCCTATTGTAGAAAGCGAAAGTACGGTGCCAGATGCGGACACACCACTTTTGCCAGCTACGTTTGGGGAGCAGTTTCAAGCAGCGCGTGACATTGTTTTTGAAACAAGTGGGACGGGATTTGCTTATTTTGAAGAAGAAAAACAAAGAATTCGTGAGGCAGACAAAAACAGAATCCCGTTTAAAGAGCTAAACGAAATGTTCCCAGACGCTTCTTATCCGTTTCATAGGGATATGCCGATGGCAGAAGCGCTGGAGGTTATGCGACGAGATAGATTCGTCAGAGAAAAGCAGGAAGTAATAGAAAGCTCTGGTTCTTCTATAGGCGGCGCTCTTGGTAATATATACGGGAATATTGAGGACTACAGACAGGCGGGGATTAACGCAGCCATAACTGCGGCACTGCCAGTTTTGGGTGCAACACTGGCGGCAAGCAGGGT